AGGATTGTACAGCGTCTTATCTTCGGCCTCGGACACCGAAGCCGTAGACATGCGGATGCCGATAGCAACCGTCCCTTTCACCGGAATAGTAAAGTTTGCGGCAGGGACTTCGCGGACGGCCCCGGAAAGATACACCTTGCCTGCCTGGGCAGAAACAGCGCCGGTAGACGGGTTGACGGAAATCTGACCGTCGCTGATGACGTCACCGTCGGAGAAAAGAGCGTCACCTATGCCAGCAAGGCGCTTCTGCGCCATGGACTGCAGTTCGTTAAGCTCGGCGCCCTGCAGGTACCTGCCATCGACAAAAAGAAGCCTCTCCCGCCTGGCAGCAGAATCGGACTTATCGTCCGCATGGTTGTAATAATTGGAAGGATAGACAGTGCTCATGTTTTCTCTCCTTAGACACAGAAGACGAATTCTATGCTCTGGCGCATGGACGCACTGCGCACAATCGGCGAATCAAAAATCTGCGCGAGCACAAGATAGCCGGGATCGGTTACTTCTCCCGGGACGAAATATCGCTGCCCTTCCGGGCAAGCTTCAGAAACGACCGTATCCATAAAAAGGCCGCATTCGCGGATGGTTGCATCCGAAGCGTCCCCGTAATCGAAGCTGGCCATGATGTAGAGATACGGCTGGGGCGTATCGGAGAGCGAATATCTGGCCGTGAGGATATTGCCCTCGGAATCGGTTCCTGTAGGGGCAACGATGTCGCCGTTGTCGTCAGGCGTGCAGAACGAGCAGGTGCGCACCGTTCTGCGGCCAAGCTCGTTCGTCAGAGCCCTGGCATCCACAAGAGAAGGCTTCTTCGTAGGATCGCTGTCCCACGCTTCGGAACCCGATCCCCAAGCGATGTGCAGCGGCCTTGCCTTAATAGCCGCCGCAACGGCTGACAGGCCTGTTTTCGTCAAAGTTGCTACTGTGCTCATTTGTTTATACCTCTGTTCTGGTTATTGTCAGGCCGTAGCGGGGCCACCATCTGCGTGTATTGTCAGCCGGCCATTCTGCAAGTTCTGTCTGCCTGGAGACAGCCGCGCCGGACAGGGCGTCAGAGACAACGGCGCCGGATGCTGTCATTGCCGGCGCGATGCTTCCTGCTGCCGCTGTCTGTTCGAAATGCTCATATATCGTATCCAGAGACGTCTCCGGATCCGTTTCGGAAAGCTGTACGGAACCAAGCTGCCATGGGTTCTTCGTCGACCTTGCGCGCACAGGCCCGAGGCACGTCCCGTTGAGCGAACCCAGAGGCTCGGAATCGGAAAGAACAAGGCGGACTTTGGAAAAGTTCCAGGCCGCAATTGGTGAAACCCAGCCCTTATGTGCCGTGCCGAAAACGTTTTCGTTGAATACCAGGACGTATCCGGCAGGTTCGTCCCTGGCATCGGACAGTCGGAAATAGGACAGCCTCCAGCCGTATTCCCTCGATGCCGTCAGCGTGACGGTCAGCTCGTGGAAAAGCCATGCGTAAAAATCAGGCTGCTCATTGCCGAGGCGGGACCTGATGCCGACGGCAGCCAGCATGTCGTCATTCTTGTCCACTGCCGTGCCGGAATAGAAAGACAGCCAGCCTTCGGAAAGGCGCGGGCCGTCAGAAGTTTTGATGGGCCTTGTATCCCAGAAGTCGTTCCAGACACGGTAAAGCCTGCATCTGGCAGGCTGCATCTCCCTGGCGATAATGGCGGCAGTGCGCACTTCGTCCGCATCGGCGTCGTCCTTCAGATGAATCTGGTAGGAAGCCCACTGATCGCCAGTCCCGTCTTCCTCAAGCTCGGCATCTATGCCATAGAGCGCCAGAGCGTCGAGCAGTGATTTCGGCGTGCCCTTGATGCGGTGCCATGGGATGGAGTTCAGAACAAATGCGCGCAGTTTTCCGTTTGTTTTTGCGGCGTCGCGAAAATCCACGTGCCACTGCCACGCAAGCTGCTCCAGCTCTTCCGTGGAAAGATCTTTGAGCCCGCCCCGCGCCTCTGTCAGCCTTTTGAGCGGCGCCAGCATCCCGGCAGGGTCCTGCCCCTCCAGACGTCCGTATATCAGAAGATTCGGGACGGCCCGGACGATGGTCTGCAGGAGCGGGGACAGAGAATCTGCCGCGGCAGCCATCTGACTGTCGCTGCGGATACTTTCTGGAACTAGCTGGCGGAAGACGAGGTCATGAAGATGACGGCTCATTCTTCTTCTATGCCTCCGTACGCAATGGAGACAGTGCCCTCTCTGGCAATCTCACTTTCCTTGAGAACGGTATACACGGGAGAACGAACCACGACGCGCCTTGCTCCCGCCTGCTCCATCAGGCTGATGAGCTTTGTGGGGAGGATGTCGCGTCCGGGCTTGCAGCGCTGCCAGAGAATGTAGGAATTCACGGCAGAGGTGACAGCGCTGCTTATCGTCGAGAGAAGAGCTTCGTCCGCTTTCGACAGATACCATGTTACATCCAAATCGTAGGAAACGCCATCAGGAGACTGCACAATTACCGTGTCAGTGAGCGGTCTTACGTCATCGGCGGAAAGCTTCAAACGGACCGCCTCCAGAACTTCGTCAGAAGGAAGTTCGCCGCCGGCCAGAACGGGACGCACGTCAACGGTGCCGGGCTTCGGGCAGGACACGGAGACGTCTGCGATATCCTGCGAAACGCCCATGGCCAGAGCCCTGTACATGCCGGACGGTCCGGCGCACGTGTACGCTTCCGGGGATTCCTGGATGCGCTGACGGTAATGGGCGTCCGTCTCCACGTCTGCGCCGAGCATGGTTGTGGTCGTATTCTCGACGGAGGCGACATAGGCGACAGGGTCCACAAGCACGCAGATCTGGCCGGCCACAAAGCCGTTGGCGTCGCTTCCGGCGGCCTGCGCCGATGCGGATGCGGTGCCAGTCAGAGAGCCGGCCTGAATAATCACAGATTTGTCTGTCGCAAAAATCGTTTTCCCGTCAGCCGTTGCAGCCTTGGTTCCCTCGGGGATCTCTACGTCGAAATCAAGAGCTTCCTGAAGCGTGAATTTCAGCGTGGCCGACGCGCTCGAGGCGTCAAGGCGCTTCGTCCCCGTCATGAGGCCGATGGCGTCCAGGTGCTCGCCGGATGCGAACTGAAGAAGGTTCGCCTTGCCCGCCATGTCGATGACGGAATTCTGAATCGCAAGGACATATGCCAGGGATTCCAGGAAGAGGCGGACGGGATCGCCGGGGTACAGCGTGGTTTTCGCGATGGTCTCGTAGGAAGTCAGGACGCTTTTCTCCACGTCCTCGACGGAAAGTTCTGCAAATGAAAGACTCACAGTTCAACGCCCTCCCTGAGTGAAAAACGGACGACAGGGCGCACGATGCCCTGCATATGCTGCTCTTTCGTCAGCGCCTCGAATGTCACAGATGCTACTGAAACGCGGGGCTCATACTTCTCTATGGCGTCAATCAGGCTGGCCGCCAGCTGCGCCGTCTTATTGGGCGCCGGAGAATCGATCATGTTCCCGTCATTGGCAAAGCCCCTGTCCAGAGGCACGGAATACGTCAGCGTGCGCAGGATGGTGCGCAGACACTGGCGGACGGAATCCATTCCCGTTGCGCCGATGGTTACCGGAGAATCGTCCAGCGTCAGGACTTCAGTTCTTTTTGTCATTGCTGTTCTCCTTCGGTACCCAGTACCAGGACTTCAGCTTAAGAGATAAATCTATGCCGGAAGGGGCAGGCTTGCCGGCGTCATTGGTCAGCGTGGGCGCAAGCTTCTGGCTGATTGAGGTAATGACCACCTTCCCCCAGTTCTGGCCGCACAGGGTGAGCCGGAGCACGTCGCCCTTGCGCATGTGCCCGAGAAGCTGAACTTTGACGTCCTCGGGCTCACGCTCCATGAGCTGACGGGAAAGACGGACGTCCAGACTGATTTCCGGCGTTTCCGGTCCGAGCCACTCCATAACCGGATAGCTTCCGAAAACGTTGTGCTCTTCGTACCTCATGCGGCTGTCTGCAGAAATGTTCTGCGGCACAAGCACGTTCATGGTGCCTGCCTCGAAAACGATATCGCCGAGAGTTCCGACTTCCATGGCTACCCTCCGACAGGTTCACCGGTATCGGGATGCGTATGATGCCTGAGCGAAACGGAGCCGGCGGAAACATCGTCGTCAGGAGCCTTGATTCCTCCGTCCCTGACCGTGATATTGCCGCTGATGAGAGCGTTCCCCGGATTGCCGTCTTCGTCAGTCACAATCAGGGCTCCGCACAGCTCGATGAACGGGGCCTTGAGCTTGATATCCGTCTCCGAAGTGACGGAAACGATGCCCTGCGCCTCAACGGTGACGTTGCCTTTCACCTTGGCCGTCAGAGTGTGGGCGTTTCTGTCGTACCAGATTTCCGTGCCGTCTTCGTACTTGTTGTAGGCAACCTGCTTTTCCTGCCCCGGTCCGGGAACAGCCTGCGAATACGGCGCGCCAAGGTATGCGCCCTGCTCTTCCCCCTGCCCCGATTCCAGGACAAGGGCCGTTTCGCCGATGTCAGGCAGCTTTATTTCCTGATCACGCAGGACACGGCGCTGAAGCGTCTGATAGCTGTTCGTATTCAGCTCGTCGGCGTCGTTCAGCTGGACCTGCGCTTCGCCGTCTTTCGTTCCGGTCACCTTGCCGTAGCGCATGGAGACGTAGTTCCGGGATTCCAGACGGGCTACACGGGCTTCGAGGTCTGCTAGGTTAAAAGGTTCCATAAACACCACCCGCAAGGTTGCCGTTTACCGGAAAAGTATGCTTAAAGCACGTGGAAGTAGTCCAAAGGTCACGGGTAATACACCTGTAGTAATCATCACAAGGCATAAAAATATAGCTGTCCAACGCCTTGGATGGGCAAGCCACAAAATCGAACAAACTACAACCGCAATTATATATAAAATTGCTAGACACACTCCATTGTTTTCTAATATCCCGTGATCGAATAAAAGCATGTAGACACCACCGCCGAGCAGAGTTTTCAATAAAAAACTCACTTCGTCTAACATAGAGATATTTGGATGAGGTCCATGTGGAACAAAAATAAAAAAAAGATTTGGTACAGCGCAAACCCCGTACATAAAAATTAACAGCGCTAACCGCCGTGCAATGCTTTTTATCGTGTTTTTCATATATGGATTTCATACTGTTTTTCCCCCGCAAACTCAACAATATGGGGGGCAGACAAAACCTGAAAGTCATGACCGCAATCATGATGTTTTCGGAAACTTCTAAATATTTCGTTTTTTAAAGATTCGTATGAATTATTTCTTTTGTAAAATGTAAAATCATTATCCTTACAACTCCAATATCCTAAAGACATTTCTCCGGAATCAAAAAAACCTCCATCTTCAAAATTGAACACGTCATAAACGTATACGGCAACACGCTTTATGGTGACCTTAAAATGCATATTTTTAATTCTGACAATTTCTCCAGAAGCCAAAGCTCGAAAAGAAAAATCACCCAAAGCGTAATATAAACCAGTATCTGGAGCTCTCTCTGTGTGTACTACCCTATGCGTATAATACAGCTTTTCCCATTGAGAATAATTTGAATTTATAAAATCAAAAGGAACTGGCGTCGCATAGTAGTCATCCGATTCTGTTTCTCTTAAAACAATTTTTGCTAATGACATTTTTGCATCATAATTGAAAATATGCGTACCAATGGCAGGTACAATAAGATTTGTAAAATGCGAATATTCATCCCGAGCAACAGGGTGACTTAACGCCCATTCCCAATCAACCCACACTGGGTCTGCTTCCTTCCAATCTGTGCTTCCCCTCCTTGACAGCCAACGCACAAACATCTCGTGGAGATAAGCATATCCAAGTGCTTCCGAATAATTATCAGCATTATTGGAGAGTCTTTCAGTTATTTCAGGAAGGCAGAGGATCGTCTTTTCCTCTTCAGAAAGTTCGTTCTCGGATTCAAGAGTCTTTTTTACTTTAGAAAAAATTTTTTCAGCGTACTCCAGGGGGAAAGACTTACCAACTCCCTGAACTTCAGAAGACGTGGAAGTTTTCTTTCTGCTTGTCACCTCCACACTCTTGGCTACAAGAACCTTATCCTCTTTGCCCCTGCACTTGGAGAGCTCTGCGGACGTGGTGTAGCCGCTGGAAGAGAACTTGTGCGTGGCCTTTTTGACAAGGTAGTTCCCGGAGAACGTGCCGTATCCAGTCAGGGAAATGACCTGCCCGGCGTACAGGCTTGGGCAGCCCATTATATCTATCGTGCAGGTGTTTTCCTTCCCGTTCTTGTCCTGAAGCTTAGCCTTGGCCTTTCTGGCCGCGTCCGCCGGACTTTCCGTCCTGCCGTCGAGTGTGATGCTTTTGTCTGCCTCTTCGTACTGATCGCCGGACCGTTCAGCCTCCACAACGGCAGTATGCGTTTCGCCCTTCTTTGGGTCCGTGTAGACGGACTTGGCTTCTGTGTATCCGGTGTCGGCGCTGGAAGTTTTGAAGCTCCAGCTTGTCGGGGAGTACATCGTCCCCTTCATGGGAATCGTCAGCACGGGTTTCTGCATCTCGGCCTTGCGGGCGTCACGGATGACGAGCTTCCCGCCATGAACCTTGCAGTTGAATCCGTTCTCACGGCACTGCCGGTTCAGGAAACCGAGGTCACTGTCACTGCGCTGATCCTTGCGCTCGAAACTGCAGGGATCGCCGTCATACTGAAGCTCAAGATTGTGTTCTTTGGCAATCTGGCCGGCGACATTCTGGAAGGAAGAGTTCTGCCAGGCACGGCTCTTCCGGCTGTCCCGGAGGCCAGTCGTCATGGCCGAGGTCAGGGCTTTGATACGCACCTGCGTGGGCGGCCCGGAGAATTCCACTTCGTCGATGGTGAATTCGCCGCACAGGAGCTTAATGTCCTTGCCCGGCTCTTCCCAGTCTTTGCAGACTGCCGTGCATTTGACCTTGGTGCCTTTGGTTGGCTGCCAGTCGTTGCACCAGTGGCCGTCACGGTCGTGCAGGGTGAACTGCAGATCGTCCGCTTCGCCGTCAGCGCTGTCCGTGTACGTCAGCTCCTTCAGGTAGGGATTGATGTAATCCGTGGCGTCATGGCCGCCAATCCAGAGCTTAATGTCAAAACGTCTCGCCTTTTCTTCAGTCATTGTTCACCCACCCCGGAAGAGATGAGACAGAATCCTGAACTTCAGCCTCGGGAACTGTCAGGTCCACGCCTGCAGGGAAGAACACCACGTCAGCATAGTCGGGATTGGCGTCTATGAGCTCGCGGGCCATGCTTTCCCTGCCCCAGATGCGGTAGGCGGCGGCGTCAAACGTGTCGTCCTGAATGGTCCTGTAAAGATTAGTTTCCAGCAGCGGCATACATCTTCCTCACCTGGTCATTGACCATATTGGAAATCATGTTCTGGAAGTCGTTCTGATGCTCCTTCACCACGTTCATCACGCCGTTGGCAAAGTCGGCGGCCGGCATCCCGTTGATAGTGAACTGGAAGGTTGCCGTGTTGTTCACGACAGGTGCCTGAGCGGGCGCGGCCTTGGGGGCAGGCGCCGCAGACGGTGCGGAGGCCGGAGCAGGGGCGGCAGAGGGCGCGGCCTGCTGGGCTGGCTGGGAAGCCGGAGCTTTTGCGGCTGACGGCTGCGGGGCAAGAGCTTTCGGCTGCGGCGTCCGAAGTCCTGCCGGGCGGGGCGGCCCGTACATGTCAGGCGTGGGATGATCCAGCGCATACCTTTGCTGGATACGGTTCCACTCTCCGGCAGAGGTGCCTGCCGTCTTCGAGGCCGCGGCCTGCTTCTTCGCCTCTATGTCTGCGCTGAGCTTGCGCCATTTGGCGTCTTCGGCTTCGGAAGCCTTTTCTTCCGGGCCGGAAACGATGTCGCTGATCCCCTTCATGGCGCTTGTGAAAAAGTTGGATCCCTTTTCACGCAGCTTCTTCATGAAGTCGGAATTCCAGATATCAGACATTTTCTTCGAGAAGCCGTCCCAGACAGAACCAAGGGCTTCACCGAGGTCAGAAGCCCCCTGTTTGATATCCGCAAACATCCCGTCCATGACCGTTCTGGCTGTCTCGGAATTATTGTAGAGGGCGACAAGACCGCCTGCTACAAGAGCAAGCCCGGCAGTGACGGGATTGAACATGGCCGGGCCGAAGCTGGCCAGGCCTCTCAACGCCCCGCCGAGCCCAGTGGAACTGACCGCCGCCGTAGCCGCGGACCTGCCGATAGACGGCAGAAGCATGCTCAGCATGGAAAGGCCTGGCTTCACTGCCCAGAACGCCATCTGGGAAGCCAGAACGGCAGTCTTGAGGCCTATGAATCCAGCGGCCGCCATAGCAAGCCCCTGCACAAGCTGGGGATGCTGCTTGACGAAATCGCCGACTGCCCTGACGGCTCCGGTCAGCCCCTGCACTATCTCACGAAGCGCCGGGGCGACTGTGTCGTACAGAGAAATGGCGACTTCCTCATAGGCCGAGTTCAGGCCTTTGAGGTCGCCGGAAAGGTTGTTTGTCTGCTCGTTGGCGACTCTGGCCGCGTAGCCCTGTTCATAGAGGCTTGCGGACATGGACTGGATAGAGCCGTCCGCAGCGGCCTTCATCAGGATAAGGCCTTTGGCGAAATGTTCCGTGCCAAACAGGGCTTTGGCCGTAGCAATGCGCTGCGCCTCGCCCATGTTCCGCATCTTGGCTTCCATTTCCTTCAGAAGCGCGGGCATGGGCTTCATCTCGCCATGAGCACCCTTGACGCTGATGCCCAGCTTATCAAGAGCTTTTTTAGCTTCAGACGGCGGCCCGGCCATGCGGGAGATAATTGCGCTCAGACCGGTGCCTGCCTGCTGTCCCTGAATGCCGGCGTCACCAAGCTTGCCAATCATGGCCGCCGTATCCTGGAAGCTCTGGCCGGCATTGGCCGCCGCAGGGCCGACATACTTGAAGGAGTCGCCCAGGGAGGCAAGGGTCGTATTCGAACGGGTGAACGTCTTGGCCAGAACGTCAGAAACGTAGCCCATCTGCTCGGCCTTGAATCCAAAGCCGGTCAGGATGTTGGACGCAACGTCTGCCGTCTGGCCGAGGTCCATGGCGCCGGCGGACGCAAGGGAGAGCATGCCCGGCATGGCAGCCATAGTCTGATTTGCGTTGAAGCCGGCCATGGAAAGGAACGTCATGCCTTCAGCCGCTTCCTTGGCACTCCAGACAGTGGATGCGCCAAGTTCCCTTGCCTGCGCGGTCATGGCCGCCAGTTCCTGCGTGCTGGCGCCGGATATGGCCTTAACCTTCGACATGGATTCTTCAAAACCCATGCCGACTTTGAGGGGCTGGGCCAGAGCCATGGCGCTCATGGCCGTACCCATGGCCCGCCCGTAGAATTCCGCACGCTTGGCCGATGCTTCCTGCAGAGTATTCTGCACACGCAGTTTGGCGTTGTACCTTTCAAGCGCGGCGGAAGCCTGGTCATGGCTCGCCCTGAGAGTTTTGGCCGTTGCGCCGTACTCCCTGGCGGAAACCATGGCCTCCCGGTACTGACGGGACACCTGGGCAAGGGACCTCGTCAGCCTAGCGTCTCCCGGATTCGCCCTGAGCTGACTGGCAAGAGCATCCCTCCTGCTCTGAAGCTCCATGGCGCGGGACATAACGCGCTGCTGTTTCGTGGCCGCGGCCATCGCGGCGCGGGTTTTCTCGATGGAGTTCCCCACAGCCCCGAAAGCCTTGGCCACGGACGAACTGAGCGTAGCCCCGATTGCAAATCCAATTCCTATGGTTCTAGCCATAGCGCTGCTCCCCTGTCAGGCGTGTGTTCACACGCTCGGCGGCTTCCAGCCATTCAGAAACACCGTCTGCCGGCAGCCGCCGCACATCGGAAAGAGGCATCCCTGCCAGCCTCCCGAGCACGACGACCGCCTCTACAAGACTATCCCTGGGCGGGATTGCGAAATCGGGCAACCATATCGTCCAGCGCATCGAAGTCCTGCAGGTCGAGGAGCCGCAGATCTTCGATGTTCAGGCCGCACAGACGTGCAGCCAGACGGGCGGAGCGGAGAATGACGTCGCCGCCGTCCGGAGGAAGGTCGAGGACGTCGCCCACAGTAGGCCGCCTGACCTCGAGGCGGTCGAGCTTCTTTCCATCAGCGAGCACGACAGGATGTTTGAGCTTCAGGATTTCAGACATTTCTTCTCCTACATACCAAGGTTGTTTCTCACGCTGGAGAGCACGTCAGTGCCATTGACGAAGCAGATCATGTTGAGCTTGTCGACTTCAACGCGCTCGACGCCGCCAATCCAGACTTTGATGTACTCACACTCGAATTCCGTCTCGGGCTCCATCTTCTTCCCGGCCTCCATCTTGCCGAGACCGATCGTCTTGGGCATGCCCCTGACGACAATCTTCACAGCCCTGTCCACAAACTTGTGCGTGGCTGCGTCGAGGTCCTGAAGGCTGCCGCGGATATCGAGGTGATGGCCTTCAGGCGACATGAGGGCAAGCAGATCAGTAGTGACGGTGTTCCAGGTGAGCTTGAGAGACATGGACTTGAAGTGGCCCTTGACCGGCATGGACAGTTCGCCGCCGATACCAAGGCCGCTGACGTCTTCAGTCATGTATTCAAAACTGGGAAGTTCCACCGTGGCCAGCCCGAGCTGGGAAGCGCCCTCGAGATAAACGCGGGCGTTGGTGAGAACCGTGGGAATCGGCGTAGTCGCCGCAAGATATTCAGACATTCTTCAGTCTCCTTATTCGCCGAACAGGGTGCTGAGGTAATCGGGGTCGTACTCGATGGTGAACACGAGTTCCTTGGCGGCCTGAGGCGGCGTAACGTAGACGTGCCAGGTAACCTTTCCGGCCAGAAGGTCCGTAGTCGGATTCTCGTCAGCCTCGAACGTGACGCGGCCGCCGAGGATGTATTCCTTGCCGGTAAGGCCGTTCAGCCAGCAGTTGAACGTATCCTGCACCGTTTCGATGAGGCGGCGGCGCAGAGGATTGGAAACGTACTGCCAGCAGGTGAGAATCAGCGTGTTCCCGATCCAGTTGAACATTCTCCTGACCGGAATACTGGCATCCTTGATGTCGGTGTTGCCGGGGTAAACAGTCGTCTGATCGCCCCAGACACGGAGGCCGCCGATGATATTGAGCCCGGTCACGATGCCGTTGCCATTCAGGTCAGCCGCTTCCAGCGGAGTCAGATGCAGTTCCTTGCCAGCATGAACGAGGCCTTCACAGAGAAGCTGGTAGTTGGACGGGCTCCAGAAAGGAACATCGCCGTTGGCCGCATCTCTGGAGGCCATGGCGGCCGCAAGATGGACGGTGCCGGGTTCGGTGACGCCGTTGTAGGTGCAGTCGCCGAAGAAACAGCAGCAGTTTTCCAGCGTGAGATTGCTGTCGTTGAGCCATGCCGCAACCTTGGAGCGGTCAGTGACGGAAGCAGGCACGCCGAAGAGGCCCATGGCCTTGAAGAATCCGGATACGCCGGAAGCGGCGGCAGCGACTGCGATGGATACGGCAGGCTCGTTGCGGCCGGGAGCCAGAACAAGGCCGGGTTCCATGCGGAAGCGGGGATACACCTCGTCCACGAGAGAAAGGCCTGTACGGTTGCCGGAAGCATCAACGCCGCCGATGATGTCTTCATCCTTCACCTTGGAGACGTCAGCCTTGCCGTTGTCGTCCTTGTGCTTTGCGGGGTCGAAGACGTTGACGAAGACGGCCGGAGCAACGCCATAGCGGGCAAGATAGATTTCAGCCGCCTGATACAGGGGAAAATCTTCCTTGCTTTCGTCTTCTCCGGGGGCTCCGAACGTGGAGACGAATTCAGAGAAGGAATAGATGAGCTTCGGTTCGTTGACCGGAGCCGCGGAAGTGTCTGCAAGGTTATGGACCGGTGCCACGCCCACAAAAACCGGAAGCGCGGAATTGGCCTGGACGGGAGTGGCAACGGAAGTCGCCTGCTCCTGGATGTATACGCCGTGTCGATACTGAGCCATGGAGTATGTCTCCTTAAATTCCCGCCGGCAGTTCCCAGCGGGTCAAAATGACGCCCTCCTGGTAGGGCTGTGCCTGGCCGTCTGGGCGGCCCCAGTCTAAGAGCCTGTCCCCTTCCCAGAAACCGAGGCGGTACCTGCCCTCGAGGGGGACGGTTTGCGTGCCTGCGCAAAAGCCGGCCACGCGGGACATTAAGTTGTGCAGATCCTCGCAGGCGTCTTCGATGTTTTCGGCCTGGACTGCGCACCGGAAAGCAATCTTCACACTCTGGACTTTGTAGCCGAGGTAACTTCCGCCAAGGTCCTGAACGAGGACGAAAGGCACCTGATTTTCATCCGTCTTGGATGGCAGAGAGCCGATGTAAACAGCCGGCGGCAGGCTGGGATAGCTGACTGTCCCGTTCCTGTCCGCGTCCGGCAGAAGAAAGTCGGAAAGCTCCTGAGCAAGGCCCTTTTTCAGCGCATACATGAGGGGGAAAACCGTCATTTCAGCCTCCCGATGACACGTTCCACTTCATGTTCAAGGCGTTTGGCGAACGTGGAGCGGGCGCGCTCCATAGCAGGCTGCTGCACACGATCGAAAACGGAAAAATACTGCACGGAATAGCCCGGCACCCTCTCAAGGGCGCCGCGTTTCTTCCCGTAGCGCTGGAACATCAACTTTTTGCCGTGAAGACGGATAACGAAAGCTTTGGAAAGCCCGTTCCCGCTTTCAGGCCGGCTGACAGGCTCGGAAGGACCGATTTGGAATGCGGCGCTTGGCCAGTGGATGGAGCGTATCCGCTTGCGGGCCGTCACCCTGTTGGGAATCAGCTTAAAATGATCAGCGGGGAGCCAGCCGCCGGCAACACGGAAGGACGCTGTCACAGCCGTACCGGCCTCCTTGACTTCCAGAATGCCGAACGCCTTGCCGATGTCGCCGCCGCGCAGATAGGATTCAGCTTTGACGCCTTTGCGGATGTCAGAACGGAGCGTCTGGCCCGTCCTTCTGGCTGCCAGTTTCATAGCCATCGTGATGGCTTTCGGCAGGCCGGACAGAGGAGAAAGAATCCTCTCCATATCCTTTG